AGTATGGAAATTTTAACTCAATTTTCAAATAGTGTTACTCTAGATTTGGGTATGACTCAAGTATCTGGAAACCCTGCAACAGACGTTGACGCATTCGTTGACGGTGATGCAAAGGAAGTTGGCTACGCGGCTATGACTGCAACTGCAAGACCAACATTTGCAGTAGCTGGAACTATAGACATTAAAGTCTTAGATGCAGCAGCAGCAGCTGGTAAAGTAAGAGTATTCGCTATTCTATGTGATGTATCTACGTTAGATGCAAACACTGATAGAAATACAGATGCTCAACACGATACCGCAGTATAATAAATAATACAACTGAGGGGGAGTAATCCCCCTTGGTATAATTCCCTCAGAATTAAACGGAGATATAATGGCAATTCATAACTTAACTCAAAAAACAAAAGCAAGTACAGGAATGATATTTGGAAGTAAAGAAACTAACTCTGAGGCAAAATTAAAATTTTTAGAAAACAGAATTAACGATCAAGAAAAAAAACTTAACAAAATTATAGAGTTATTACAGAATGGCAACAAGTTACTTAATACTGACAAACAGAGTTCTTAGGGAACTAAACGAAACAGAGTTAACCTCTAGTACATTTAGTTCTAGTAGAGGTATACAAACTGCTGTTAAAGATTTTATTAATAAAGGTATACATGATGTTTACAATGAAGCATCAGAAGTACCTTTGTTATATTCTAGAACTACACAAAATTTAGTTAGTGGAGATTCAGAGTATAGTTTTCCAACAGATTTTAGAAAAATAGATAGAGATTCATTTACTATTGGCCCAAGAGAATTAGTAACTAATGGTGAATTTGAATCTAATATAGATAGTTGGACTACTATATCAGGCTCAGGAAGTGGTGCATATACAAGTACAGGTAATGGAAGATTAAGATTAAATGATTTTGCTGCACATCAAACTATAAGTACAACTGTAAATAAACAATATAAATTACAAGTTAAAGTTTATGATACTAATAGTGTGGGTGCTGCTTTAAAAGTACAAGTAGGTACAGCCGCAGAAGGAACACAAAATTTAAATACTACATTAACTGTTACTGATTTTGGCAAAGGTGCAATACTAAATGCTACATTTACAGCTACATCTCAGTCAACATTTATTACAGTTAATAATACAGTCACAACTACAAACTTAGATGTAGATTATATTAGATGCTCTAGAAGCGATACACCTAGACATAAAGTAAATTATATATCCTATGATGACTACTTACAAAATTATAAATCAATAGATGATAGAAATGATAGTGATGTACAGGGTACACCATCTAAAGTATACATACTACCAAACTTTACAGCTTTTGGTGTAACACCAATACCAAGCGATGACGAATTAACATTATCATATAACTATTATACTACGCACACAGATCTATCTGCACATGGTGATAACATGTCATTACCAGATAGATTTAGTTCATTGATTATAGATAGAGCAAAATACTATGTGTATATGTTAAGATCAGATCCACAGCATGCACAATTAGCAGATAGAGATTACCAAAGAAAATTAAGATTATTTAAAACTGATTATTCTACTAAAGCAGATTATATGAGATCTGATGTTAGAGTATATAACGTAATGTCAGATAGGTAGTAAATGCCAACTACAGATTTAATTTCACCATTTGTAGTAAGTTGTGCTGGAGGTTTAACACTTAATAAAGATGTATTCTCCATGGCTCCTGGTGAAGCACTTATACTACAAAACTTTGAACCTGATATTAAAGGTGGTTATAGAAGAGTTGGAGGCACAGCATTATATAATAGTAGCATAGTTCCAGAAGGATCTAGTAATACTAGTAAAGTTGTAGATTGTTCTATAGTATTTAATGGGCAAATAATTGCAGCACGAGGTGGTGATATACATAGAGGAACTACTTCTGGAAGTTGGACAAGTTTAACAACAAGTCTTGGTACAGCAACAAGAGCATACGACTTTGAAAAATTTAATTTTGATGGTACGGATAAAATTATTATTGCTACAGGCCATTCACCAGCACAAATAATTAACTCAAGTTTTGCTGTAGATGTAGTAAATGCAACAGGTGGTGGAACAGCCCCAACTAATCCTAAGTTTGTAAAGGTATTTCAAAACCATATGTTTTATGCTGGTGCAACTAATTCACAAGAAGTTGTATTTAGTGTACCATTTGCAGAAGATAATTTTACAACTGGTAGTGGTGCAGGATCATTTAAAGTTGACTCAGCAGTAGTTGGATTAAAAGTATTTAGAAATGAATTAATTATATTTTGTGAAGATAGAATTTACAAATTAACAGGTACAACATCTAGTAATTTTGCAGTACAAGAAGTTACAAGAAACATAGGTTGTAAAGATGGTGGTAGTATTCAAGAGATTGGTGGTGATGTTATATTCTTAGCACCAGATGGATTAAGAACTATTGCTGGTACAGCTAGAATTGGTGACGTTGAATTAGGATCTATTTCTAGACAAATACAATCTAGAATTGATGATATAGGATTAAACAGAATATCATCATTAGTTATTAGAGATAAATCACAATATAGATTATTTTATCCTACAACTAGTGGGCCGCAAGGTTCAGCAAAAGGAATTATAGGAGTATTAAAAACTAATCCTAATACAGGACAAATTGGTTTTGAGTATTCAGATATGATAGGTATTAAACCATCATCAACAGATTCTGATTTTATCAGTGGTGTTGAGACACAAGTATTTGGTGGCTTTGATGGTTATATTTATAAAATGGAAACTGGTAATACATTTGCTAATGGTACAACTAACTCTACAATATTAGCTACATATAGATCTCCAGATATGGTAATGGGAGATCCAGGTGTTAGAAAATATATGCAAAGAGTTAATTTAAACTATGAAGGAGAAGGAACAGCAGTTCAAGCAGATTTAGCAGTTAGATATGATTATGATGATCAGAACTCACCTCAACCAGATAAGATAGCAATCGTATCAGGAGGTGGTGCAGCAGTTTATGGAGTAGCTTTATATAATAATGCTACCTATGATGCATCTGGAATACCTTTAATTAGACAATCGGTAGAAGGTTCAGGATTTGCAGTTGCACTTAAAATAGATGATCAAAGTAGTTCAAATGCATTTTCAATTAAAGGCTTTCAATTAGAATTTACCCCAGGAGGAAGGAGATAATGGCAGGCTATTCGGCACGACAATCAACATTTACATCAGGTGATACTATCACTGCGGCTCATTCTAATGATGAGTTTAACCAATTATTAGCCGCATTTAATGCATCTACAGGACACACGCATGATGGTACTGCGGGTGATGGTGGCCCTGTAACTACTCTTAGGGATAGTGATGCTTTAAACAAAATACTTGTTGATACAAGTAATAATCATTTAGAATTTTATGTAGAGGTATCTTCAGCTGCTGTACAGCAGTTAAGAATACAAGATGGTGCTATTGTGCCTATCACAGATAATGATATAGACTTAGGAACTTCCTCTCTTGAGTTTAAAGATTTATATGTAGATGGTACTGCATATGTTGATGCTATTAATTTTAATGGTACAGCTATTACATCAACTGCAGCAGAACTTAATATATTAGATGGTGTAACATCTACAGCTGCAGAACTTAATATACTTGATGGAGTAACTTCAACAGCAGCAGAATTAAACATATTAGATGGTGTAACTGCAACGGCTGCAGAACTAAATTTAATAGATGGTGTAACTGCTACTACAGCAGAATTAAATACACTCGATGGAATAACTGCAGTTGTAGGTGAACTTAATGCTTTAGATATAGGTTCTACAGCAATAGGAACAGCTGTTGCAAGTAAAGCAGTTATACTAGATGCAAACAAAGATTATACAGGAATTAGAAATTTAACTATATCAGGAGATCTTACAGTATCAGGTGATGATATTACTATGGGTACAAACACTGCAGGTAATTTATTAGTTGCAGATGGTACAAATTTTAATTCAATAGCAGTAAGTTCATTATCAGAAATATCAACAGCAGCTAGTGATGATGTTTTTATAGCAATAGATACTTCAGGTGGAGGTCTTAAAAAAATTGCAAGATCAGCAGTTGTTGCAGGACTTGCAACGGATAGTGCAATATCAAATGTCGTAGAAGATACTACACCTCAACTAGGTGGCAATCTTGATATGAATGGTGCAGATATTGTTACTACTTCTAATGCAACTATTGACCTAGCACCTAATGGTACTG